GAGTTGCCGACAGATCAAATTGAGAAGATGGTTGCTGCATTTGAAAAAAAGAAATCCCAAAATTTGGAAGAAAACGTTACACAGGGTAAGGCGGCTAGGGATCGTAGAAACGCTGCAGAAACGGAACTCGCTGAAATTGTAAGCGAGTATAAGCGGTTATCACAAAAGCTAGTGGAAGCGGAGGAAACGCTCAATAAAATCAATGCAGAGCTAGTATTCATCGAAAGTTCAACACAGAAATTCGAAGATACGGATCCTTATAAAAAAATCCAAGATCAAATCAAAGTCGTGCAACAAAAGATCTTGAATGCAACTTCTGACACAGCAGAAGAAGAACAAGACCTAAAGGAACAAATTCGGCAAAAACGAGTATTGATTGCGGAAACGCAAGCGAAATTCCAGCAAATCAAAGGTCTATCTGGTTACGAAAATCGCATCGAGGAACTAAAAAAAGAAGATGCTGCATTGAAGGCGCAAAATCAGGAGATTGAAAAAAACCTGTTTCTTCTGGATGAGTTTACTCGCAAAAAGGTCAGCTATCTTGAAGAGTCCATCAACAGCAAGTTTGAACTCGTCAAATTTAAACTGTTCAACATTTTGAAAAATGGTGGACTAGAAGAAGTTTGCGAGGCGACATACAACGGTATCGAGTATGGAACAAGCCTGAACACTGGCGCCCGGATCAATTGCGACTTGGACATCATCAATACCTTAAGTAAAGAGTTTGGCTTGAGCGTGCCGGTATTTGTGGATAATACCGAATCAGTGAATGATCTACATCCTATAGATTCACAAATGATTGAGTTGCGTGTAACGAAAAATAAAAGTTTGAAAGTAGAGGTAGCAGAATGAACGAAGTTATAGTCTACGCCAAAATCAACAATGAAAAAGTGTTAATCGGTACTTTTGAATCTACAGAAAATATTTATGAAGAAGTCGAGGAAAAACTTGATTATATAAATCTTTCTCACTTGATGGATCAGCAATATCACATTTATGTCCGCACAAGATTTGATGATTACCGCATGATTTGGGGCGAACAAAAGTCGCCAATCATTGCTGTGATGCAAACAAAAGAAGAATGATAGGGGTATAGAAAATGACTAATCAAAACACACCAGCAAAAGTATACAAATCACAGTTAGCAAAAATCAACGATACTTACATGCCTCAGATTGAAAGCCAGTTGCATGGTAATGGTATTCATATGACCGAGTATCAGCGTACTTGTGTAATCAATTCAATCTCGGCAATCAACGAAATGCTCGTAAAAGAAGGGATTAGTGTTGGGGATATTGATCAAAGTAACTTGACTCAGACGTTGATGCATGTAGCGGCACTGCAGTTGAATGCAACAGCCACTCCTCGTGAAGTGTATTTCATCAAACGCAAACAAAAAAATAAAAACGGAACGGAAATCCAAATCGTTGAGATGGGGATCGAGGGTGATGGAAACGACGCTATTCTTTCTCGATTTGGTCGAAGCGTCAAAAAGGTACATCGTCATTGGGAAGTGAGAGAACATGATGAATTTACTTATCCGGGATACGCGGGGTTGGAAGTGACTCCACCGACTTGGACACCTAAAGGGGAAGGGAACGTAATCCGCGTTGTTTATCCAATTGAATACAATGATGGGCAAGTAGAATTTTTTATCTCCGAACGTGAAGACGTCAAGGCTAATTTATTAGCCCATATGTATAACAACTTGATGTGGGATAACAAAAAAACTGAGAAAAAAGAAAAAATCAAAGAATTCGCTGAAGTGCATTCTCTCGATGAAATTCTAGATAGTAGCGAGATGCAAGAACTTGGGAAAATAAGTCCAGCTTGGAAAGAGCCACAAAGTAGAGAATCGATGATTGTTCGAAAAATGAGAAATAGAATTGTTAAAAAAATCCCGAAAGATTTCTCAAATGCCTACATTCAATCGATTGTTGAATCCGCCGAAGATGATTTCCAAACACGCCAACTGCAACGCAAGGAAGCGGAAATCATCGAAGAGGTTGATCAAAATGCAAACACCGAAATTTTAGATCCCAAACCTACCGAAAAAGATGATCGCCCACATAATGTAACGGAAGATGGCGAGATCCAAGAAGGTCAATTTTCGGAAGTTGATCAACAAACTTTCGATCTTGGAGAAGGTGACCCGTATTGATTTCTATAAAAGTATTTGGATCAGGAAGCAAGGGAAATGGCTATCTAATTGGCGATGGCCATTCTCAGCTAATCATCGAATGCGGTGTCCCATTCCAGCATGTGCAACAACAAATGGGACATGATTTTTCGAAGGTAGCGGGGGCTCTCATCACGCATGAACATCGAGATCATTGCAAGTATATAAAGAAATTAATCGATGGAACTAGCGTTTCAATTTTTGCTACTGAAGGGACAACACAAGCGATGTTTTCCGACGAAAAACTCAAACTAAAGCAATATGATTCCTATCGCTTTAAACCACTCTTATACAAAGAAACTCAAAAAATCGGCACTTGGTATGTGACACCATTTGAGACGAAACATGATGTTGCTGAACCTTGTGGCTTTCTAATCGATAATACAGCCGGAGATAGATTGGTTTTCGTCACAGATTCCTATTACGTTAAGTATCGCTTTCCCAATGTCACTCACATGATGATTGAAGCGAATTACTCAAAAGAAATCATTGATCAGAAAATGAATCGTGGCTTTGATATTAAGCGAAAAGAACGGTTACTTGAAAGTCATTTCGATTTTGATCGAACGCTAGATTTTATCAAAACGAACAAAAGCGATCGGCTGCAAGAAGTTTGGCTATTGCATTTATCAGATGCAAACAGCCACGAACAAAAATTTAAAGAGGATACGCAAAAGCTTGTCGGCGTTCCTGTTTATATAGCTTAGGTGGTGAGATCGAATGAACGTAGGCTATATAAAACTTTATCGCAAAGTGACTAGTTCATTCGTTTGGACCAATTCAAACATGTTGAAACTTTGGATCTTATGTTTGACCAAAGCTAGTCACAAAGAAAGTCGATTTATTTTTAACGGACAAGAAATACACGTGTCCAGCGGTCAATTCGTCACAGGGCGCGCCGTTATTGAGAAAGAGTTCAATGAGGGAGTGCCGCTTGACCAACAAGTTGTCGGGCGTACGTTATGGAGATGGTTAAAAAAATTCGAGAACGAAGAAATGTTGTCCATCAAATCAACCACGAAATACAGCGTTATATCAATAAAAAACTGGGATGAGTACCAGTCGAGTGACCAACAAGTGTCCAGCGGTCGTCCATCAACTGTCCAGCAAGTGTCCACATACAAGAATGATAAGAATGATAAGAATGAAAAGAATAATAACATACATGATGAAAATTCGCCGTTGCAAGAAATCGTTCAAATCTATGAATCAATTTTTGGGATGATCAACTCATTTGTTTTCCAGAATTTAGAACAGTGGTGTGAAGATCTATCACCAGAATTGGTCATAGAAGCTTTGAAGCGATCTAAATCAGCTAACAACTTCAAATACACTGAGAACATTTTGAAAAACTGGGACAGCCGTGGTGTTAAGACAGTAATCGATGTTGAAAACATTGATGCAGAATTCAAACAACGAAAGGGTACATGGAAGAAACCGACACGATCTGAACCTGTTCCCGAATGGTTAGATGATCCAGAAGGTTATAACGCTAAAAAAGAAGCTGAGCTGATGCAAAGAGCGAATGACGAACTGCCATTCTGAAAACGGAGGGAACTATGAACTATTTAGGTATAGTTGAACGATTAATTTCAGCCACAACTGATCAAGAGAATTTAATCAGTTTGAACTTCGCTAGGGAGGGATTATCCGAGTTGCTCTTGGAAAATGGCTGTCCAATCTACAGTCTGGCGAGATCAAGCTTACCTCTGTCAGTGACTTAAAGGTGTTAATAGAAGCTGATCTTATGTTGAAAGAAATGGATACTTAAGTGATAATTAACTAAAAGTATTGGAGGTTAATTGTCATGTGGGAAAAAATTTTTTTTGATAGTGATGGTATCTTTATGTGGTCAAGTATTGCAGCGATTATTGCTTTGGTGGGATCTGCATCATCAGCTTTATTTTCTTGGTTGGGATACACTAGTTCAAAAAAAACAGCTGAATCTCAAAGAAGAATGGAACAAAAGAAAATTGATGCAAATTTAAAAGCCAAAGCCCGAATAGAATGGATCAATGAAGTTCGTCACAAGTCTTCAGATCTAATATCTCTCTTATTATCTTTACAAAAAAAGGAAATTGACTACCATGAACAATGGTTAAAAATAGAAGAAGCTTCAGAGTTGTTAAAACTGTACTTTAGTTATAATGATACTGAAAATGTTTCTCATGACATATCATTTGGAGATGATGGTATCGAGTTTAGTGAGAGAGCTGAAAGTATTATAGAAAATAATGATGATAACAAAGGGAAAAATAAGTATTTGAGACGTTGTATTGATGTTTTAGTCGATAATTTTAGAGATGATAGTTACAGAAACATTTTAGGTAACAAGCGTAATTTGTTAAGAGCGCAGAATGATTCACTCTATCAATTAGATGATCTTACTGATTATGTTCCTACTGAAGAAATTGTTTTTGATGACGGATTTAGGGCTCCGAACTATGATGCTATTCCTAAAAAAGGTTGCGAAGCTGACTATAACGAAATAGATGGAAAAATTAAAATTATTTCCATTAATCTCAAGAAAGTGGATAAAAAACTCGAAGGGTATCACAAAGCTATAAATCAATTTTCCATTATTATTAGTTTGTATTTAAAGATTGAATGGGATAAAGCGAAAAATGGAGAATAATAAAACAAGACTCAACTAACTTAACGATCGCGAGGTGGTGCATATTGAATGGCTAGGCAACGAGATCCGAGAAGGGATCAAGCAAAACAAATTTGGCTGAAATATAATGGCGAAAAGCTTTTGAAAGATATTGCTGAGGAACTTGGCATTTCTGATTCTCAGATTAGAAAATGGAAATCGCAGGATAAATGGGCAGAAGAATTGAAAGGTAATGTTACGAGTAGTGTTCATGTAGATGATGATGATATCTCTCGTTTAAAAGCGTCATCAAATCCAACTGTAGTTGTTCAACATAAGCAGGTAGTACCACAAGTTACAATTCATATCGATAATAAGGATGGTGAACCAATTGATGAAGAGGCTCTACTTCAAAAATTTGAAGATAAAGTGATTGAGTTGATTGATTCAGATTTGAGTTAGGAGGCATGTATGGCAATTAAATTCTATCTTGAGATTAGTGGGAAGCGTTACATGCTTCCTGTTAATCCTAGTTCAATAAAAGTCGAAGTTCCAAGTAGAAACGAATCAAATGAAGTTGTAAAGCTAGGAGAAATTACTCAATTTGCTGTCAAAGGATTAAAATCAGCATCCTTTGATTGTTTTTTTCCTGCAAGCAAAGACAATCGTTTTGTTATGAATGGAAGTTCTTTTTTGCCACCAGGAGATTATGTTTTGCTTTTAGAAAAAGCTATGGACAGCCAAAAGGCAATCAGATTTATTGTAACTGACACAAAAATTAACATGCTTGTTTCAATAGAATCATTCTCATGGTCTATTGTTGATTCAACAGGGGATATTGAATATTCACTTTCTCTAAAAGAGTATAGAGAGTATGCTGCTAAATATGTAAAAACAGTAGCAAAGCAAGTAAGTCGACAGCCTGCAAGACCAACCGTTACCCAACAAATTACTGTAGGTTGTACAGTAATTGTTAACGGTAGACTACACAGAGATTCTTATGGTTCTGGACCTGGTCAAACGGAGGTCAACGCTACAAGAAAAGTAAATTTCATAGCGAAAGGTAGAAGCCATCCGTATCACGTCACTTTAACAAATGGAGGGTGGCGTGGTTGGGTAACTGCAGGAAGTGTGAGGAGAATCAAATGAATCTGCAAATACTTGAAACAAGCATAAATAACCGCGAGATGTATGACATTTCTGAAATAGTGAGCAATCCAAAATGGACCACCGGAACATCATCTCAACCAGGCAAATTTGAATTTTCCGTAAATGTTGATGAGGTCGTTTTTATTCGTAGTGGAGATATTATTGAAGCGAAATCTGAAGGGAAAACATTTTTTAAAGGAAAAGTCTTTATTAGACGAAAAAGTAAATCCATGATGTGGCAAATTGTTGCATACGACAATTTGCGCTATTTAAAAAACGAGGATACTCTTGTTTTTGGAGCTTCTAGTGCGGCTAATAGATTTAAAACAATTTGTGAAACACAAGGTTTAAAGTATAAAATTTTAGATCAAGTGCCATATAATTGTCCAGCAGCAGTTATGGATAATAAAACATACTTCTCAATGTTGGAAGATTCGTTAGAAGATACAAGAATCAATTACGGAGGAATGCGTTACGGACTTAGAGATAATGCGGGAACTTTGGAATTTTTTTCTTTCAATCGAATGATTACAAAACTTGTTATCGGAGATAAGTCTTTATTGACTGATTACGATTACGAAGTTTCCATTGATGAGTCCGCTAACTCTATCAAAGTGATTCGAGAGGATTCAGAAAAGAAAACTAGAGAAGTCTATACGGCAAGTCATTCTGGAAAGATGGAAAAATGGGGACGTCTTCAGATTGTTGAGACTGTAAATGATGCGGATTTAAATTCATCACAATTACAACAACAAGCAAATTCTCTATTACGTGAAAATAATAAAGAGTTTAAGTCACTGGGGATTGAATCAGTGGGTACTCTTGAAATCCAAGCAGGAAAGAGATTTATTTTGAGATTATCAGATCTTCAAAAGGATGGCATCGGCAAAGATAGTTTAGCGTTAGTAACCTCTTGTGTCCATAATCTAGGCAAAGTCCATACAATGAGTTTACAAGTTGAGGTGGTGGCATAGTGGCAGGCGAAAAATTAGCTAGTGTAATCAAAAGAAGCAAACCAAAGGAAAGCGAATTGTCAGATTTGATATTTGGCGTTGTTACTAGCGCCAATCCATTAACGATTCGTGTAGACAATCGATACAGCGTTGGTAGCCAACATCTTATTTTATCGCAGATGGTTAGAAATCTTTCAGTAACGGTAACGATAGACGGAAAACAAGGGACTGCACAAGTATTTCGTCCGCTACAGGCAGGTGATCGAGTAAATATGTTAAGAGTGAGCAAGGGGCAAATGTTTTACGTTTTGGAAAGGAGCTGATTAAGTGGATGAAGAAATTCTTGATCAACTGCCAACTAGGACTTACCGTGTTTTAAATAATCGTATTATTGGCTGGGTCGATGATTTAGAAGCTATGCGTCAATCCATCGAAAAAGTGCTTCAAACAGAAAGGTTTACATGGCCTACTTACACAGATAACTATGGTATTGAATTGCAGAACTTAGTTGGCCAAGATTTAGATCTGGTTATTTCGGAGATTGAGCGAGTAATAACAGAAGCCTTATCACCGGATGAAAGAATTGTAGGATTAGAAAATTTTTACATTTCAAAAGAAAGCAGAAGTACACTTCTGGTTTCTTTTTTTGTATCGACGATCTTTGGACAAATAAAAATTGATCAGGAGGTGAACGTGGAATGAATCCAGAAGAAATTGGAAATTATCTGGAGGTTTATGATTTCGACTATTTTATCAATGATGCCCTCTCAAGAGTTCCTGAAGGTATTGACTCGAGAGAAGGATCTATCATCTATGATGCATTAGCACCGACCTGTTACCAATTGTCAGATTTCGTAATGCAGCTGAAAAATGTGCTTTTAGATACATTTGTTGCAACTGCCACTGGGGAATATCTCGATTATCGAGCAGAAGAAGCTGGTTTAAATCGTATTCAAGCTACAAAATCTATTGTTCGAGCAAAGTTTATGCGATCTGATGGAAGTCCATTTTCTTTGACCATCGGTAGTAGATTTTCTTCTACAGGAGAGGAAGCAGTTTATTACCGCGTAATTGTTGAAGATTCAGAACCCGGCACATACCGAATGCAAGCAGAAACTGAAGGCGAAATAGGAAATAAGTTTATTGGCACATTGCTACCACTGGATAACTTTAATGGATTAGCAGAAGCTGTTTTGACTGAAATATTGATCCCAGCTAGAGATACTGAATCGGATGAAGATTTAAGAAAAAGAATTATAGAAGCTAAAGAGATTGTAACTTTTGG